CTCAAAGTGGAGCAGATGGGTTGGTTTGGTGATGGCACCGCCTGGCCTGCTGTTGGAGGCAAGATCGTCTTTTGTGACGGTGTCTGGTCATTTTTGCCAGATCTTGGTCGCGCCTATATAAAGGCCGGCTGGGCTATTAACCATGACTTCGTGTCTGCAAGGGTTATGGCCGGGCGCATAACAGCGCGCTCCTGGGCTTTGAACGACCGTTTTAACGGGGTTCCTATCTTTTGGGCTTACGCCCGCGTCGTTGCGGCTCACGCTGCATCTTTGGGCGCCAAACCACTTTTTGACTCTGATGAGGATTTCAACCGCTTTGAAGAAGGGTGGTCGGGTGGCTTGGCGTCAGGCCCTACGGACTCTGCCCGTAAGGCATACGCGGTTGCGTACGGTGTTGGCATAGGCAACCAACTCCTCCTTGAATCATTGTTGTTCAAATGCATCGATGATAGCGATTTCACCCGTGATCTTACGGTTGAGTTCAGGGATTTAGCCCGCCCAGATTGAATACTACGTATTCTCATGCAAGGATTTCTCTTGCGCTTGTCTTGCTTCAACTGTTTCAATGCAGCCGAAGTTCCGGAAGGCCCAGCCGCAGAAGCGAAAGGCCCCGATCCGCCGGCGCCTAGTAGCACCGGTGGCACGTTTTGTTCAGAAGGTCCGCAAGTCTAAGCCTATGGCTGGACCGACCATGAGCCTTGGGGCAAAGAAGTACGCTGCCGCACTTCTTCATCCCTTCTCCCCTTTAGCCGAGGGTGCCACTTACCCCGAGCCTTTTGCAGCTAGTACTACCACTCGCAAGGTTCGTTTTGAGATGGCTGTGCAGCCCACGGCTGCTGGCAATTTCGACCTTTGCGTCCAACCCCACTTGCTTTACAGCGCCTTTTCCGGACAGGGCACCATCACTGGTGCCCCTATTGAGAACCTAATTACCAATCTGCCTAGCGGCTGCAAGTATTATGGGTCCATGTCTCCGGCATCGCTTTCTGCGACTTACAAGTCCTATCGTGTCGTGGGCTACGGTGTTCGCATCAAGTCCAACGTTGATTTTACCAAATCAG